CAAACAGATACATGTCTTCGAACTTCTTCAGCAATAATAATCCCAAAATCAACGCTAGTTATTATGATGCAAGTGACGACAATAGCAAGGCTATGGTGCAGTATGATGAGAAAGAAGCGTGGGGAAATACTCTCCGGCACTTCATCAATTCAGACAAGCAACCCATGGACTTTTTCCGATTTACTGCTCATCAGGCGAGGTTGTTTGATCATTATTCATCGTATTGTACTCCGCAGGCTGAAAAGCCATGCAAGCCTAAGGTTGTGATACATACCATGCACGCACCGTGTGTTGGTAATAGGACACGACCAGTATATCGAGGCGGATATGGTCCATGCAGTCTATTTGAGGAACCATCCTTAATGGGCCGGCACAGGCTGATCTGTAAGATACCCTACACCGGTGAGATGGAGGTTGGCATATACAAAGGAACCGCGTGTCTTCTATTTAGTTTACTTGTTATTTTCATGATACTGTATGCTAAGTGTTTATGTAGGTGTTCTTCGAAGTGTGCTAAGAATACGATAGTAAAAGGGATACCTATTGCGGCTAAGGTGCTGCTAAAAGAAAACAAGAAACAGAAGGGAGGGATAGAATTAACTATAAATCTCAGCAGTGCAGCACCTAGTACACCACCTAGCCCTGCTATGAAAGAGGGACAGGAGTCTTTGGAAGGTTCTCGAGCACTGGATAAATGCCCGAAATTCTCCGAGTCAAATGTCTTTTCGATTGAGCAGGCCCGTGAGTTGATGGTTACGGCGACGTCATTATATGAGGAGCAATTACGAAAATTGGTAGATAATGAACAGTGCTCTCATTTCAATGAGTTGAAAGTGGCGCTGAAAGACGTGATCATGCGACATAAGGACATCATCCAAAAGAGACGAGCAAAGATGCAGTTGTTTCCAGCAATGGTTAGCACATCTGCACAATGGGAAGATCCAGAGGAGGAAAATAGTCCACCTCTTCCGCAGGTAAAAGAACACGGGGACCAAACACCAATTTCCTCGGGAATTGGTCCAAATGGTAGCATTAGGATTGTGTACCCTTCCGGAGTTAAAGCAGCTAGGAAGTATGAGAAGGCGATGTTAGCTTATGACATGTGCCTAATTGACCTCCAGCAGCTGATTGAAGTTTTTCGAGACAAACAAATATTCGAGATGGACAAGATTGCCATGGATGAGCAAACTAAGGCAGATCTAGCCCTCGACTGTATTGATAATTTTTATGAGATTGAGAAACAATTCTTTGCCGGACAGGAAGGAAGAGGAAAAATGAAACGTAATATGAGAGGATTTGTGTCAAAGAAACGGAAGATCAAGAGAAATTTTAAATTAACCTATTCTAATGGCACATACACAAAAGTCTATTTGGATAAGAATGGAATGGTGGAGGAGACCATCATAAATTATAACCCCTCAGACTTTGAATATTTTGCTTACTGGTTCGGAGACATACTCGATGAGTATGGAGAGGACTGGGACCCTGAAACCAATGACTATGATGAAGTAATGCAGATGACGGAACAAAGAAAGTTAGATGCAATGAACATTTTATTAGGAGCTTATGATGATGTTGGTAAATTTGCCGGGATGGATCCTGGTGAGTTGAAACAATATTTTTACAAGGCAGTTAGACCTGCTCGTCGCTCTGAAGAGTCGTTGGACGTAGCATCAGTGGCGGAGAGATCTGCGTGTTTGGAGACGATATTTACATCATATCCATCACTTAAAGAATATTACCGCGATGATCTTGCCTCTATCTTACGATATCAACCGGTTAAACCACTACCAAAACCATACAATGTGAAAGGAGAACAATGTACTTCTATCTATCAGCTAGTGTCGGTTATTAGTAAAATGCGATTGGACGCTCAGCCCAAAGTAATCCCTATACCAAAGTCACGATTGAATTCGGATTTTTCTACTGCTACCTTTGTTAAAACTCAGGAGGCTCTTTTTAAGATTGAAGATTCAGTTGTGGAACGAGTAGAGGATATAGATAACGTTGAGTTGAAAGCCAAATATCAGCAGATGAATCCCCCCCAGAGGACCCAAGAGGTAGTCCAGGGGAGAAGGGAACGAGAACTGGCCAAACGATGGAGAGGGAACGCAAATTGTCATGCCTCTGGTCCGTATTGCACAAATTGTAATATGGTCAGGGCCACAATGTATCGGTACGGAGATGGCATATTTGTGTGCCAGCGATGTGTTTATGTAGTGTGCGAACCCCAGTGCAGGAAATGCTCTGGAGAAGCGTACAATTTAGGATTTAATTGGTATGACATTGGAGAGTGGAGGTTGCCGGTTATGGGTCCGGTTGGATCTCCTAGACATTCGATATTCTGTGAGGCATACCGCACTAGCGGGTTGTTGGACGATATATGTAAGCAATGTGGTGGGTTCTCATCTGGAGACGAGTATTGTGGCGATTGTTTGGACCGTTTTGAAGTAGATGAAGTGGTTCGAATAAGGTGTTGGTGCGGACGAAATTGGCATCAGCTTACTACTGTACCCGCGTCAATGGTGTTCCCATCAGTTCTAAATCTTTGTAAGATGTCTGGAGTACACTTAGTTCCTGAACAGCATGCTCTTGAAGCTGAAGGAACAGAGAAGAAAAAGAAAAAGAAGAAGTCGAAGAAGAAAAAGAACAAAAATATTCAAACTGAAGTATCTGAGAAGGAACCAGTATCAATTCAGACTAATCCTCAGCCTAAAGAAGAGGCGTTGGAGGACGTTAGGTCGCAGATATTGGATTTGCAGAAACAGATACGAGATCTAATCACGGTCCAGCACCGCCTAGAGAAAGAGTTGCAGAAAGTACCAGCCCCAGTAAAGGGTAGGTGTGAGTTATGTTCTCAGTCTATTGGCGAGCAGGAAGCAGCGGTGATTAGTGATCCAGTCCTCCCAGTAGATGATGCGCAAGTTGTTATTCGGTACGAAGGGTACCATTGTAACGGTTCAGCTATGAGTTATGAAGTGTGGCCAGATGGGCCAGATCGGATTAAGATAATCGCTAGATTTGTCACTGTTGCACATGATGAACGCCCTAATGATCGATATTTTAACATCTTGAATGCGCGCACGCTGGATATTACGTTTCCTAGTCTACACCCCTTAGAAGGGCAGAAAGTAGACAAATTTTGTATTGTGGAGTGTAACGAAAACCCGATGAACGCTTATGTATGGGCTCGGTTTTATGTCGAGCGTAGTAGGTATCCTGACTGCGTGGCATTGAAAACTAGTCTGATCACGAAGATTCTTGTAGCGGGCAGATGGAACACTTCTGTAGATAAGTTGAAAGGAACACAAGTGAAAGCAGTAACGATTGGAGTGTCGACGTTAAAGAGGACGGTGGCTTCTGGTAGGATTTCTGATTACTCTGTTATGGATGGAGGTAATTCGTATTATTTCGAGGTAGACTTTAGTATTGTGGAACCTGATAGTTCTTCCGGTCCTGGAAGTTCTGGGAGTGTTTTATACATACTCCAAGGGTCCCGTTGGTTGCCATTGTCCCTCCATTTCGGAACAGTAGATGCCGGGAAGACTAACAGTAGTTATAGTCTGGATTTTCAAACTCCGCCTTTGCCTAAGGAGGTGAAGGCTTGGATCAAATGACTCGCAGCTCCCGACCTGTTGGACCTACGTCCCATCCTTTGTAATCCCCCTGAACATTTATCATTGAAAGAGCATGCCATAACATACCCCCCTGATTACGAGTCCAATTTATTGGACTATAATGTTTATCACTATGGAAAAGGAGGAGTGTGGGATATTGTGCATGAGCTCACGTCTGGTATTCAAGGAACATGCCCAATGGCTGTTACTCAGCCTGCCTTGATTGATGAGACGTTTGATGTTATGGAGAAAACTTGGATGGTGTATGGAGGTGTTAGTGATCCTTTGAGTTGGGAGGAAGCAATTCTTCTCAAGGAAGAGGGAACTAGTACGGGTTATCCGATGAACGCATACTTTTCGAATTTTGGTGATATGTTGAAAGAAATAGGTTTACCGAAGTTGGTGGAGATGTGCGAAGAGGCGGAGCAGTTGATAATGCAAGGTAAGGCACCCGTAAACCTCTGGCGGCCCTTTCCCAAACTCGATAAATATTCGAGTGGGAAGGTAGCCTCGGGGAAATTTCGAGTGGTGAGCACTGGCTCATTTTTCTTGCTTACGTTATGTCGACGCTGGTATTCTCAAGTAGAGGAGAACTTGAAGCGGTCAATTAACCAGATATTTACTATAACCACCAACGACCTGTTCCATGATAAGGTCGTTCAGCGGATGTGTGATGGTTTTACGTTTGGAATTGACTATTCATCATTTGATAAGAATAGCTGCTCATATTTTGTACTGAAATCTATAGAACTTCTTCATCGCCTTTCAAAGCGATCGGTACCTCACCCAATATTTGAATACATCACTTTGTCTATCTGTCAGCCTCTAAGTTTGATCATTGCCCCTAATGGCGATCAGCTGGTCTATATTATGCCGGGTACAAACCCGAGCGGCCAGTTCTTTACGTCATGGACAAATTCTGTGTCTCACTTGGCACACAATATGCTCTTTGTGCAAGAGCGTTTACACGAGCGGCAAGATGATTATCTTTATGATTACGCATCTTTGCTCTCTGTGTGCACGGGGGATGATGGTGTAGAACGATTCGACACTGAGGAACATGGGTTAACTAAAGCTAAGCTGTTGGCACTATTTATTGAAACGAGTTTCGCTATTCCATGCAAGCTCGACTTGATGAAAACGCGTGACGGCTACGCATTGTACCCTCAAAGCCTAATGGCTCCATACCTCAATCGAATATTGGTGTTACCGACCAATCGAACATACTATCAGTTTCCATTGAATCCAAAACGTCTTCTACCCAAGTTGATATTTAAGGTTCAAGGAGAAATTAAAGGAGATATTAACGAGATAATGACAGAGCGAGCTGCTGGTATTCTCAATGAATTGCAAGGATTGCTATATCATGAGTTTGTAAACCCGGCTCTGCCCCGTAATCGAATATTGTCTGAGATAGTTAAAACTGCTGAGAAAATGGGAGTGCGACCATCACCACCACAGAAAATAAGTGGCGTTCTGTGGGGGATCGCGGACAAAATTACATAAATCATATTAGATTCATGCCACAACGACAAAACAAGAAACCTCAGGCCAAACCACCGGCTAGGCCACCTCCGAGACCCTCAGAAACGAGGCCTCAAAATCCACCTCGAGCACGTGCGCGGAAGAGGAAACAGAAAGCAAAAATTAAAGGACCTAGAGTTCGCTACATGGCTCACCATGTTATGCAGATTCTATCGCCCTTTCATTCGAGCGGTCATGTCCCAACTTCCCACCCCCATAGTGCTTTTACTCCTATTCATAGTGTTATTAATTGGTCAACTACACATGCAGTAGGCTTCCAGTATCTATACATGATTTCATGGACGCCAACTGGGTATGTGGCAACCAGTATGTATGACAAAGTGGATGGTAGTTTACCGACAGTTGGAGGCAACCTGTATGCAGCTCCCCAGTTAGGACTTGCACCTGGAAGCCAACCTCTGTCTATTAAGCCTTTGAGATCTGGATTAAGAATGCTAAACGTGAACCCGAATCTTACGATTGAAGGAACATGCTATGCATTACCAGTCTCTGACCCATTACCTATTACTTTTGCTGCTGATAGCGGCAGTGATCCGTGGGTGAATATTACACATACTAATTTCAATAATTTGGTATCATATATCACTACTAATCCTAAAGTAAAGGTCATATTAGCGAAAGATGTTCACAAACATACATTTGTTAACGTTCCTCTGAGTGAAACCGCTTATGAGAAGTTCTATCAATTCAATCAGGAGAACATACCTGATAACGCTAATAATGTCACCTGGCAAAATGCTTATACGAGCATTCAATATGACATGCCTATGACTCAATGGGTTCTGTATTTTCCTACTACGTCATCTGCGCAAAATTATTCAGTTAATGCTGTGCGGACTGATGGGTGTAGGTATCCAACGACAACTGCGCTTAACAGTGCTGGGTCTGTACCACCTAAGATATCCTCAGATCAACATAAAAGTATGATTTCTGGTGCCAAAGGTGTGGTGATGGATCCAACTAAAGGCACGGCTCACAAAGGCTGGGTTGGAAGAGTTGTTGAAGAAGCAGAGGCAGGGTTGGAAAGATTAGGCCAAGGAGCAGTACATGCTGGAGAGTGGCTTATTGGACAAGGTCTATCAAAACTTGCTGGTAGGGCGGCATCGTGGATTGGATCCGAAGTTGGATCAATTGCATCGACTGCTGCTCCCCTCATGATTGCCGGAGTGCCCTGAGAAGAGAGAGAAGACTCTGTAAAACGAGGTTGCGACTTATAGCACGGAGAGGAAAACTCGCGTACAAAACCCGGTTGTTCCGTTACCACCCGATACCGCAGTAGTTTAAATTAAAACACTTGGCTCTCAACCAAGAGATGTAACTTCTGTGCATAAATTGTAAGCTGGATACGTCCACGCCGATTTTCTGAAAAGTAGGTTCAGTACGCTGATCCGATTGTAGGATAATGCACAGAAGGCTACGTGCGGTCA